ACCGGACCTGTTGGATTAGCATTTGCTCTAAGATTTAGAGCAGGTCAAACCTATGCAGGTGCATCCGATGTTGAACTTGGATACAATACTATTGACAGAACCTACACTGGTTCAGTTATTACAACTGCTGGTGAAGCATTGGGTTCCAGTGCTGTTGGTGATGTTGGTCTAGGTATTGGTACTGGAGATGCAATCAAAGAAGTTAACATGACAGTTGAAAAAAAGCAGGTAGAAGCTAAGACTCGTAAGTTGAGAAGTCGTTGGTCACTAGAAGTAGCGCAAGACTTGAAGGCAATGCATGGGCTAGATATCGAAGAAGAAATGATGGATATCTTGGCTTATGAAATTACCCAAGAAATTGACAGAGAGCTAATTTTCGAAATTAGGTCTGCTGCAACTGCGTCAACCGCAACTTCAGCTAAGTTTGACTACAACGATACAGTCACAGTTGATGGTAGATGGGAAGCTGAAAAATATCGCAACCTATGGAACATGGTTATTCGTAAGACTAACCAGATTGCTATCAATACTCGTAGAGGTTCTGGTAATTTTATTATTACCTCACCTAACGTAGCTGTGGCATTCGAAACTATGCCTTCGTTCACCATTGCACCTGTCCCTGGAGATGCAAGCACTGCTCCTACTGGTGTAGCGAGACTAGGTTCTCTAGACGGTAGAATCACTATTTACCGTGATACCTTCGCAGCCGAAGATGAAATCATCGTAGGTTACAAGGGTCCGTCTGAGTACGATGCTGGTGTAATTTACTTGCCCTATATTCAATTGTTAGCAATGAGGGCAACCTTTGAAGACAGTTTTCAACCAACTGTTGGTTTAATGAGCAGATATGCAATTTATGGTGGTACTACCACTGACTTGCTATTCGGTTCACAAAACTATTACCAGTACATTAAGGTAGTAAACTTACCGTAAAAACCGTGATGTAACCACATTACGTTTTAAGCCCCTGCTGGTCTAAGCTAGTAGGGGCTTTTTCTTTATTTTTTAAATTACCCCCATGGTTTACATAGTCTAAGGAATGTATTATAATAAATACTAATAGAATAGAGATTAGTAGGAGGAGTTTTATGCCAAAGTTAAATGAGGAAAAACTTGCAGAAGTTTTAGATATTGATGTGGTAGAAGCAGAAGTAGTGGAGATTCAAAACGATTTAAGTATAAATACTACTAGGAGAACACCCGATGCACTCCTAACAGATAATATAGAAAGAGCAAACCGCATTCTAGATATCCTAGAGAAAGACGCAACAGATAACGAATCAATAAGTGCCAGAAAAGCAGAGGTCATGGCACAGCTTATCAACGCAGTCACGAATGCTGCCAATTCTATTATTTCAGATGAATATAACAAAGAGTATTTACAAATCAGAAATAGTGTGCTACTCTTAAAAGAAAAGGAATTACGAATTAAAGAGTTAGGTTACGGTGGTGGTTCTGGTGGTACGTCTGATAGGCTTATCATCACAGACAGAGAAAGCATACTAAAAATTATAAGAGAAGGCAAAGGTGATGGGGGGGAATTTCCCGATTATGTGAAACAACTAGAAGAAGGAGAATCGTAATGACCGATTTAACAAAACTACGAGAAATTATCGAAAGGCAGAGACCAGCAGGGGTTATAGTATCGTGGGAAGGCACTGCTATTGATTACCTTGACATGGTAAAAAAGAAACCCGAAATTGCTAGGTTCTCACCTGGACGTATTTATAATATGATAATGAGCTATGGTACTGAACCAGTACCAGATGAATACAAAACAAGGAACTATGAAGACCTTGTTAGATATAAGTTTTTCGATGGGAGGATTTTTGGAACACTAGAACCCATCCATGATATGATGAGATTTCTCAATGCAGCAGCAAAGAGAACAGAAACAGGAAAGAGAATTCTGATGATGGTGGGTCCGGTTGCATCCGGTAAGAGCACCATCACTCATTGGATTAAGAAGGGTCTTGAAAGAGACCCCACACTTGCCGTGAGTATTAAAGGATGTCCCTTCCAAGAAGACCCATTAAGTCTTATTCCCGAATGGGATAGACCCATGTGGCAAACAGAGTTAGGTGTCAAAATCGAAGGTACGGTCTGTCCTGTCTGTCAATATAACCTTGACAAGAACTATACTAATGAAGATGGAACTGTAAGGTGGGAAGACGTTGAACTTGAAACCTTTAAATTCTCAGAACAGAGAAGGAAAGGTATTGGTACGTTTCAACCATCAGACCCAAAATCACAGGACATATCTGAACTAATCGGTAGCATAAACATGTCAAAGATTTCACGATTTGGGGCATCACATCCAAAGGCTTACCAATTTGACGGTGAGTTGAATGTAGGTAATCGTGGTATGGTGGAGTACATTGAAATCCTAAAAGCAGATATCAAGTTCCACCATGTTCTTATTACACTTACACAAGAACAGGTAATTAAGTCTCCACGTTTCCCACAAATATACATTGATACATTGCTTCTATCTCATACTAATCAAACTGAATTCGATGAATTCAAATCCAAGAAGAAAAATGAAGCACTACATGATAGAATGTATAAGATAGATTGGCCCTACAATGTAAGGGTAGAAGATGAAATAGAAATCTATAAGAAATTAATTGCTGAGTCTGATTTCTCAGGGGTTCACATTGCACCAAACACATTAAGAATTGCTGCTATGTGGACTGTCTTATCTAGATTGAAATCTTCTGCCAAGGTAGATAACATTGTTAAGAAAATGAAAATCTACAATGATGAAATGGTAGATGACTTCAAAAGAGAAGAGTTTGATGTCAAGGCAATGAAACAAGAGGGCAAGAAGCAAGGAGAAGGTATGAGTGGTATTTCTCCACGATACGTAATCAATGCACTTAATGTTGCTCTTGGCTCAAAGGAAGCAAAAAACTGTATTAACCCAATTGATGCAATTAGAGCATTGAGAAATCACTTTGCTCACCATATAGGTATTACCGATGAAGACCAAGTTAAGTATGAAAACATGCTAACTGGTGAAAAGGATAGTGTAAGCGCAGAGTACAAGGAACTTGCTAAAAAGGAAATAAACATTGCATTCCTACATGCCTATGAAGAACAAGCTAATGCTTTATTCGATAACTACATGAGAAATGCTGAAGCTTTTTGCAAGAAAGAAAAGGTTCACGATAGTATCACAGATGAATATGCAGACCCAGATGAGCAGCTAATGAGGTCTATTGAAGAGTTAATCAACATCCCTGTCAATGCCAAGAGTGAGTTCCGAAATGGTATCTTTGTGCATCAATCTTCTTGTTTGAAAAGAAATGAAGAGTTCATGTTCAAAAGCTATCCTCCTCTTAAAGAGGGTGTTGAAAAGAAACTCATGATGGACTTAAAAAATGTAGTTAGTCTAACTCTAGCAGACCCATCTAAGACTGATAAGAAGACTGCGAAGAGAAGACATGAAGCACTTGAGAGACTTGTTCCTAATCCTGATAATCCTAAATCTCATGAGGAATATTGTAATCATTGTGCTAACAATTTGCTTGCTTTTGTAGGTGAAATTCTAAGAAGAGAATAATCAAATATCAAGCGAGTGGACTGAACTACCATTTAGAGGGAGAACTATATGGCAATCATAGACCATAGTGATTGGAGTCTATCCGAAAGAGGTAAGAAGGATGCCGAAAGGCATAGAGAAAAGATAGATAGAGCAATCAGAAGAAACATTAGAGATGCTATTGCAGACTCTTCTATCATCACTAAAAAGGATGGTAAAACTATTCGTGTGCCTGTAAAGGGCTTACGTGATTATAGGTTTATCTATGGCATCGGTAAAAGTGGTGGTGGTGCAGGTCAAGGTCCAGCAAAACCTGGAGACCTTATTGACCAAAGACCTAGACCCCAAGATGGTATAGGTCCGGGGGATAAAGCAGGAATTGATTACATGGAGACTGAAGTTGATATTGATTATCTTCTTCAAATCATGTTTGAAGACCTAGGTTTACCTTGGATTGAAGAGAAAACAAAAGCACAACAACTTGTACCAAAGGGATGGAAGTTCGAATCTATCTCCAAGTCCGGTACATTTTCCAGAATTCATTTACTACGGTCTATGGAACAAGCTTTACTGAGAACTGAAGATTTCGTTAAAGAAATCATGGAGGATACAAATTGTAGTAGAGACTCAGCACTTATAGCATTAGAACAAGCAGAAGGTGATTTAGGCGAAGCAATTAGACTTGTAAAATATAATCTACTAGAAGATGTATCACCATCAGGTGGTGTGTTTATCGAAGATGAAGACCTAAGATATAAAGTAATTGAGGAAGATGTTGAAATACATAGTAATGCTGTTGTCTTTGCTATGATGGATGTATCCTACTCAATGACACAAATAAAGAAATATCTTGCTAGGTCAATGTTGTTCTGGTTAACAGAGTTCCTTAAGAAAAAATATGAATATGTAGAAATTGTTTTTGTAATTCATACAACAGAAGCACAACGTGTTGATGAAGACCACTTCTTCTATAGAGGAGATACAGGTGGAACAATGTGCTATACTGCATTTGAGTTTGTAAACTATCTGCTTGAGACTGAATTCCCTACAGATGAATGGAATGCATATGCTGTCTACATCAGTGATGGTGAAGACTTTGACCCACAAAGAACAATGGAAGAGGTAGATATCATGGTCAAGAAAAATATCAATATGTTAGCTTATACAGAAATTGACCTTGAAGATGGGGATAGTCATAGCTTTGGTTACCATAAAGTCATATTAAAGGAATTCAAAAAGAAGTTTAATTTTAAAACAACAAAAGAAGAGGGTACAGAATTTTATAAAGATATAGAACAAAGAGTTCTTGCCTGTGTCATTAAAAATAAACACCATGTATATCCTGCACTCAAACACATGCTATTTGAAAAGGATAATGGATGAAAAAACAAGAGATACAAAGACTAGTTAAGATTGAAGATACTGTATTAAAGTATGTTGCCAGTCTTGGTTTAACACATCATGATATCGAAGTTGATATTATTCCAGACCAGAAGATGCTTGAAATCATGTCTTATAGGAGTCCAGCGCAAATTTCGAACTGGAAATTCGGTAGAGACTATGAACGATTAAGAACCATTCATGAGCAAACTGATGTTGGTCTTCCATATGAAGTTGTAGTACATGGTAATCCTGCAAGAATATTCCTTATGAATTCAAATACATTTCCGGTACATTGCACTGTTATGGTACATGCAATTATGCATGTTGTTTTCTTCTCTATGAATAAATACTGGAGAAATGCTAGACTAGATTTTCTGAATATTATGGGTGAAGCTAATACAAGATTTCTCCAGCTAGAAAGAAAATTTGGCATATGGGAAATGGAAAGAATAGTGGATGCTGGTCATGCTCTCCAACACCATAGCAGTCCCTTTGATAACGAAACAGAAGATGAAAAGAGAGAAAGAATTTATCGACAAACAAGACTTCAGCTATCAAGAGAAAATAAATCTGAATTTTCAGATATTGTACCACAAAATAAAGATGAGGTTGAGGTAGCAGATATTGAGTTGCGTAATGCTCTAATAAAAAGAGACTTAAGGCTTAAGAGTCCTGTAGAACCTACAGAAGACTTCTTACGATACATCATTGATAACTCCTTGGTACTAGAGGATTGGCACAAGGATGTTCTAGAAGTATTAAGAGAAGAGGGAAGGTTCCTCTGGCCCGTACTTAGAACCCAATTTATGAATGAAGGGTTTGCTACAATGGGGCATGAGATGGTTATGAAACATCTCTTTGATATTAAGATGTTATCAACAGAAGAACATGGTTCATATAACTACAGTAATGCCAGAATCAAAGCTGAACATCCCACCCAACTTAATCCATATTTGGTTGGCTCCACCATGTGGTATGACATCAAGAAAAGATGGGATATGGGTAGACATGGATATGAGTGGGAAAACTGTACAAGCATTCAAGAAAAAGAAGATTGGGATACCAAAGATATGAAAGGATGGGATAAGGTTCTAGAAGTTTTAGACTCCTATCAAGATTGGTTTTTCTTTCAAGAATTCTTTAATGAAAATATGGTTGACGAACTTAATCTATATCTATGGGGAATACAAGAAACCATTACAACCCTAGATGTTATAAGAACACCCCATAAGGCAAAAGAAATAAAGGAAGCTATTATAAATAGTTTTGCCCATAGTAGAGTTCCAAGAATTGTAATAGTGGATGGTGATTTTAGAGGAGGAATTTTACTTGAGCATAAGCATACAGGCGCAGATTTAGAAATAAAATTTGCAACCGAAACCATGAAACATATGCATAAGTTAACAAATAAAGACATCTATCTAGATACCATTATACAGGGAAATCGCAGTCTATTAACTGTGTTTACTAAAAATGAAGAATTAAGAATTCAGATTCTTCAAAGACTCAAGGATGGTAAGGAAAAGAAACAGGATATAACTGATGCACTTAAGCGTGTAAGTAGTGGTTGAGGTCACTAAAAATTATCCATAGGGTATGGATTTTCAAAACCTTCTACCAAATCTTATAAATACTATTGAAGAATTGGTAGGAGGTTTTTTGTTTAATGGCAATTAGATATGATAGATTTGTAAAGAAACCGTTTGAAGAGCATGGTTTTGAACCATGGCAAATAGCAGCATTGATGGATTGCACCGAAAGTGTTGAAGCATTCATTCCATATGTTAAAATAGTTAATCCTGACTTGGGTGAAGTAAATTTTGAACCCTATCCCTACCAGTTTGAACTCTTTAAGAAATTCCAAGACCATAGATTTAACATAGGTTTACTCGCTAGACAGTCTGGAAAAACAACAGCAGTAGGTGTTTTTGCTCTATGGTATGCTATGTTCCAAAAAGACAAAGTTATTGGTATTGTTTCTAATAAAGAAAAAATTGCTAAAATGATTCTGGATAGACTTAAGCGAATGTATGAAGGGATACCTGTTTGGTTAAAACCTGGAGTTAGTGAATACCAAAAGACTGGAGTTACCTTTGACAATGGTTCAAGAATTACTACTTCAGCTACTACTCCTGATGCTTTTCGTGGTGAGACATTAAATCTTTTAATATGTGATGAGTTTGCATTCGTTCATAGAAATATGGCTAAAGACTTCTGGGCTGCGAACTACCCAACCATCTCAGCATCACAGCTATCCAAGGTTATTATTATTTCTACTCCTAATGGATTAGGAAATCTTTTCCATCAATTATATATGAAATCTGAAAAAGAAGAAAACGAATTTACCCATACTAGGGTTACTTGGAAGAAGGTTCCAGGAAGAGATATAGATTGGGCAAAGAGAGAACTAGCTAACCTAGGAAGCAAGCAAAGATTTCTACAGGAGCATGAGGTTGAATTTCTTGGGTCTGCAAGTACCGTTATTGACCCAGATGTTCTAGCAGACATTATAACAAAATACAGAACACCTATTCGTGTTGACCTAGAAGACCATCTAAATATATATGAGAAACCACAAAAGGACGCAATGTATATATTGGGTGTGGATACTGCAAAGGGAACTGGTGAAAATTATTCCACTATACAGATTCTAAAAATTGAAGATATGGACCCAATTAAATTAATTCAAGTTGCAACCTATGCGAATAATGGTATTGATGTTTATAGATTCTCTCAGGTAGTAAATAAACTAGGCTATTATTATAACAACGGATATCTGATGGTTGAAAATAATGCAGAAGGGTCAACTGTTGTTAATCAACTATGGTGGGAACTTGAGAATGACCGTCTTATCAATAGTGGGTCTAAGATTACAGACCTAGGTGTAAGGGCTACTAAGACCACAAAAACTAAAGCAGTCCTTCTAATGAAGAGACTAATTGAAGACGGTAGTTTAGAAATTTATGATGAAGATACCCTAACTCAACTAACAACTTATACTGAAGAGAATGGAAAATTCTTTGGAGAACCATACGATGACCTTATCTCTGGGTTATATTGGGCAACCTATATATTTGGTATGGAAAGCAAGAAAGGTATCAAGATAGATGTCCTTGGTGAAGACTGGAAAATGAGAAAGGCTAGAGATGAACAAGATAGAGACCATAATGATGTATGGGGAATTCTATCAGACGTGGAGGATAGTGTAGAAGACTGGAGTTGGTTAGATGATGGGGCAAAAGTAATGTTTGGATAAGAGAGGTAGAAAATGGCTATAACTAAAGATGAATTGACAGAAAGAATTAAAAGGCGTTTAGGTCATCCTGTTGTAAAGGTTGAACTGGATGATACACAAATTATCGACAATATAAATTTTGCTGTTCAAAAATGGAAAAAGTGGGCTATAGGTGCTGGCACAGTGGAGAAGTACATGACAATGGCACTATCAGCAGGACAAGTATTTTATGACCTACCTCCAGAAGTTACTGAGGTTGTAAACTACTCTACCGAACAAGCAGGTAGTATTAACACTCTCTTTACCATAGAAAATTACCTATACAATCAAGGACTGTATGATTTTATTACAAATACACATGGAGAATATTCGCTTCTATCATATCATATAGCGAGAAACTTCTTGGAAGACTTAAGAAAGTATATTCCCGATGCATATAATTTCAGATACCACAGATACACAAATCAAATAGAAATAAATCCCCCACCACCAAGTGGAGGACAGATGATAATTCAAGGGACCAACTGGAATTCTCCTGGTATGATTTTACTCAGAACTTATGTAGTTGAGACAGAACTTGAAAAAAATCTTTACGATGAAGATTGGATTTTCGATTACTCAACTTCATTGTCAAAAAGAAACCTTGGGCTTATAAGAAGAAAATTTGAGAATTTTCAATCCATTGGAAATATTGGAATAAGTTTAGATGGGTCTTCTCTAATTGGTGAAGCTGATACAGAATTGGAAAAGCTAGAAGAAACACTACGACTTGAAGAACCATTTGATGGATATGGACTAGACTTACACTAAGAGGAGAATATGTTATGAAAGAACAATTTCAAATTGTTGCAGTAGTTGCAACGGACTGGTGTTATTACGAAGCTGATAGACCTATAAGCAAACCTGATAAAATGTTTACATTAATTGATGGTCTTATTGTGGGGTTATTAATACATGAAGATGACGAGAAAGTAGTTATAGCGCACCAATATTTTGAAGAGGAAGAAAAGGTAAGACACACAACAGTAATAAGTAAAATCTCAATCACTGAGAGACTAGATTTTAATTTCAGTGATGGAGTATCCCAGACACAAGAACATGAAATTGAGGACTTAACATTATGACAAGAAGTAGCGAGAGAGTAAGGGATGGTCAATCAGTACCACATGCCAAACCGGATGCATACATACCAGATAAACCTGGATATCTTGATAATAAACCAACATGGGATTTACATGATATAAAAGATAATGTAGAGTATGACCTGTATGAATCTCTAGTTGCAGAATTCACAGATATCTCTGGTATAATTGCTGACTATTATATACTTAACCCTGTAATTGAGAGTCAAGCAGATGTACTTTACGGTGAGACTACAAGAACGGCATGGCAAGAACCTAAACAAATCAAACTGATTTACGAACCCACCGAAGAACCAACATTAACAAATACCTTTGGCATCACATCAGATGAGATGATTCAGTTTGCAGCAACCCCTAAATATACTTTCTCAAGAGATGTTAGTGCTGGATATCAACCACTCCCTGGAGATGTAATAGTCACTCACTGGAACAATAGAGCATATGAGGTAGTGGATGTCTCAGAAGAAGAGAAGATATTCCAACTAAGGAAATTCATATGGTCTTTTATACTTAAACCTTTCAGATTCTCAGAGCAAAGTGATTCGGCTAGAGAGATTACTGAAAGTGACCCACTCAGTGCATATGGTGATAATGTATGGATTGAAGAACAATCAGACGATATTCACGATTACGGAGATGTGGATGAGTCTATCTACGGACTATAAAATAATTTAATAGGTGATAATTATGAAACTACGTAAATTTCTCAAGACAGAGACATGGGAAATGAAAACAATTGGTGGTGGTAAATATAAGACTGATATCTCCCCAAATAAAAGAAATTTCAACAACTTACCAAAATATTCTAACGGAAAAAGCAAGGTCAAATTCCAAGACTGGCTTTTAATCAAATCCCAAAAAAGAGACCCCAAGCACAGTGCGTACAGTTTCGGGAAGTCTGATGCTGATGGGAAATGGTATGGTTGGAGTCATAGAGCAGTCTATGGCTTCAAGGCTGGAGATAAAGTGACAGGGGATTCAGAAGGTAAGAAACAAACTGCTAATAAAAATGATGATGGAACATCCAATTGGGATGATATCACATGGGAACCAGACTTCACCATCAAAGATGATGACCATGCAAAGCAGGTTGCTATGCAATTTTCAGATAACGTATCTTAGCCTATCAGAAAGGCAATAATCACAAATGCTACTGCAAATATTATAAATCCTAGTATTGGGTTCATAGTAAGGTCTCGATATCTCTATCAAAAGTAGAATTCAACGTACAGTCATCAATCAAATCCCACAACTCTTCAGCACTACGTAAAAGTAGGACTTCTCCTTCAGGATTGACTAAGAACGCATTCCACCCATTGGGTCTAGGTTCTATTCTTAAATGATTGTCGGTTTGTGTACGCATGATAACCTCCTACCTTCAATTACAGTATAACATGAAAGGAGGTATTTGTCAACAGGTATTACAAATATTTATTCAGGTGGGCCATATTTTTGCTCAAAATCGGATATCGTTTCTTTCCTTTTCAATTCTCTATTTCTATCCCTAGTATTCTCAGGATACCCTCTGGGAATACCATAGTGGTCAATCTCACCTGCTTGATGGAGTTCATCATTCCTACGCAACTCGTCTATTTCTGGTGAAACAATTCTTACACATCGTCTACTCACAACATAATCAACCAAGAAAACATTGAGCGCAACACTATGAAAATCCCTATCAATAGTGGGGTCTAAATGAACAACAGGACTCCAAGGACCATAATGACATGCCATAGCATCCTCAATTTGATTCCATGGTAAACTCCACCTAGCATATCTTGGATTATCTTTGGTGCCAAGGTTAATATATTTCAATGCTCTTGGAGCATAAATAGTATGCAAGTCATCCGTTCTTAGTTTGCCTTCATCATCTCTCATCTCTCTTCCAGGCATTCCACTTCTAAAACAATCATGTAGAATAATAGCACAGTAAAAGATGTCCTTTTGCTCCTGTATCCATTTAACCTTCCCTGTCTCCAGCATACGTATATGTGCTTTAGCGTACTCTAGAGCATATAGAACGTGCTCAACAAGGCTTTCCCCTACATGATACTTGCCTGATGTACTAGCAGGTTCAGTCCAAAAATAATCAGGAGCAGCTTTAAGCGCAAGCACAGTAAACTTACGAATATTTTTACTTTGAATCATTCTGGTCTTCTTGATAAGAAGTACCTTTAACATTCTTTCATATTTATTCATAAAAATCTTACCTCCACCCCTGCTTCTGCAAGCATTTCTTTTACTATTGCAAAGTCCGGTCCATATTTATGATGATTCCAATCTGGCTCCATTCCAATTACTTCCACTATACCTGCTTGAATTATTCCTCTAGCACAATCTACACATGGATACCAGTTAACATACATCCTACATCCCTCTGTAGCTAATCCCTTTGAAGCAGCATTATAGATTGCATTGCGCTCAGAGTGTTCAGTCCAAAAATACTTTGCTGGTCGCTCATGTCTTTCATCTACATCATCATTAATTTTACGTGGAAAACCATTCCACCCTATAGCCACAACTGTATCTTTACCGTTAATGATACAGCAACCAACTTTAGTGCTCCGGTCTTTTGACCAAGATGCCACACGGTTTGCAAGTTGCATCCATCTTAAATCCCAATGACTAGACATCTTCTCCTCCAAGGCTTTTATGATAAGGTTCAACACGTTCTATTACATCAATAACTTGTGCCATTAAATTCATCCACCCAAGTTTTCTCATATGGAAAATGGGAAACGTGTCATAACCCTCTGGTTTAACAATCTTATACTCATACGTCTGCATTGATTCATTGGTACAATTACCAGTGTTCCAGATATGAATTTCCTCAATCTTCTTCTCGTTGATAAAAGCTTTAACCACTAGCATCTATCTCTCCCCATAATAAACATTTATCTTTAAAAACAAAATAAAAATATTCCCATGCTTGTCTTGATTCAGACCATTTTTCATACGATTTCTTTGTTACTTCTTTTGTTTTTGGGTCATGTGCATTATTTTTTATAAAATTATAATGACGCAAATATATTCTTCCTTCAAAAAGAATTCCATAAAGTCCATTTTCCCTTCCCTCTGCAATAGCTTCGTCTACTTTAGTAGCTTGAAATTTAATACCTTCCCAAGCTATATAATCTTCAGTAGTATAACCAGCATTATAAATTCTTTTTGTTTTTAATTCTACTTCCAAATAATAAGTTTTATTTCTCCATTCAAATGAAAAATCGTATTTCTTACCACTATCAAGTAAAGGATTCTTTTTCTCCCATGCTTCTTTATTATACCATATAACATTCTTAAAATAAGGAGTTTTTAACAATACTCTGTAAATAGGATATTCACCTTCATTTAATCCCCTAAGATGCTGTTCCTTTACATATTTTGCCCTTCTCATCCATTTACTCCCTCAAAGAATATATTTAGTCTTTCTCTCGCCACACCATCAATCAATTCTACCTTGTCCATGGGTTCTAGAAGAACCTGTCTGACCTTCTTTAAGAAAAATTTCTCAATCATCTTCTCATAATCAATCTGAACTACATCGTCAAACTCCTTGGGCCACCTGAGAAATGAAATAGTCTCAATACCATAAGGATTCGGTTTGACATATACCACCTTTGATTTAGTTCCATCATGAATGTTCTCATACAGATGGTCTATCTTTAAATCTTTTAATAGCATCCTATAATTATAAACACCCTTTACATGCCACGGTGTACCCTTCCTCCATCCATCCTTAAGTAGATATTTGTTAATTTTGTTTATGCCAATGTTAGCAGCAATCTCCTCTGGATATACTCCTCTTAGCTGTCCGGTATATTCATCTATCTTCTTAATAATCTCCTTATCACTAGCACCCTTTAGAACCATATCCATCATAACCTTTAGCATGATTCTAACTGCTTCAGCACTATCAGACCTGACCATTTCCAAACCAGTAATACTAATCTTATCACAAGGTGCGCCTTCCTCATTCACAGCCCAATATGCATACTTTTTCTTCTTGACAAAGATTGCGCTTTTTGCTACAATCTCTTGTTTGAATAGAATAGTGAAGTCATCCACCTGAGAATTATATGCTGCCTTCTGCATGTCAACGAAACATCTTTCGTTAACATCCTTCTCAATACACTGAGATAATTTAATCACCTTATCTATCTTGGCTTCATCTTCAAGGTTTTCCCATTTACTCTTATCAGAAACAACCCTGCTAAGAAACTCTCCCATTTTGATAAAGACTGAATCAGTATCCATGTATGCAACCCAATCCTCATCTTCCGTATGCTCTATCATATTCTCATCAAGAAAGTCTCTCTGATATTCAGAAAAAGAATCACCATAAAGAACTTCCATAAACTTATCATTATCAATCCATCCGGTCTGTAAGAAATTATTTACATACTTCTCTCCAGCCTTAATGGTTTGTCTACCACATGACGTAATAGCTTCTGAAATATTAGTATTAAAATATCTGGAATAAGGAACAGCAGTAACACCAAACATTGCATTAAGAAGAATCTTCAAAGCCCACTGAAGGTCAAAAAGCTGATTAGCCCTTTCCTCCATTTCTCTGTCTTCTTTCTTAGCTAATTGCTTCTTAAGTTCAATCATCATATCCTTAACTTCTTTTCTCTTTGCAAAGATATTTCTTTGAACTTGAGCCAATGTTCCTATCTTACTAGTAGTGAACACAGAACCATTCGGAGAAACGGTCAACAAGCCTTTCTGAAGGGCTTTATTGAACTTATCCCTCCTAGCCCCATGGTATGGAATTATACCCGATAATTCTTTTTCGCATTCAAAATCTGGAAATTCCCTACGTTTTGTGTACTCCATGACTGTCTCTTCCGGTAATCCGGTTATTTTCCCAAAATATGTCTCTATAGACATGTTTAGGGTTATGATTGCTGTTGGATATGA